TTACTTTAGATCCCACATCGCCTAATTTTGTTGCACGCAGAATCGGAGATGTGTTCTATAAATGGTCTGACACCACGCGTCGCTTAACTCAATATGGCGAATATCCGAATCAATCTAAGTATGTGTATGTGGATATGAATGAGGACGTAGAGACCGGTCAAACTCCGGACACTCTTCTCCCATTTGGTTATTATGCACCGCCTAAGTTTACAGACATCACAAGCTGGAATGGCTCTGCGATGTCTGCATCGTCCGAAGGTCCTTCCGCTATTGTTAATAAGTATGTGTATACGGATGCCGCCGTATTTTCGTTGACTACTAGTGGTTCAGATCAATACAGCTATCTTACCGTACAAACTGGATCTGGTGTCGGTAACTTTACTGCAACTCTTAAGTTCCCGTTTACCAAACTTAGGCTCTCTGCCTCTGATGGCGGTCTTGTCGATCAGACTGACGCATATTTCGGCATGCGCTCTACCAGAACGCAGACAAGTACTCGCGCAGACTCTGGCATTGGCTTTTTAAATAGATTATGGCTGACCGAATTGCACGATGCAGACCCGACCACGGGTACTGCGCCCGCTGGAGTGGACGCTTTTGCTTACATTTTCTCGCTAGACGACATCGTGAAGTCGGATTCGGTAAATGGTTATTTCTATCGTTCTGGCTCTAGAGCTGGAGAGACGAGCTATGACGCCACTGGCGGCCGAACCTATAAGGATCTGCTTGAAGTCGATATCAATCGATTCACGGCACCATTCTGGGGCGGCTTTGATGGTGTGGATATCTATAAGCCAGATCCTTTCTACAATGTAGGAATTGGCTCGACTCAAGAGACTAGCTACACTTATAATACGATCCGCCGCGCTATCGACACGGTATCAGATGCGGAACTAATCGATATGAATATGCTTTCTATGCCTGGATTAACGAACGATGCGCTAACTGCGCATATGATCGACGTTTGTCAAGACCGCGGCGACTCCTTGGCGCTTATCGATTTGGCTAATGTGTATGTGCCGCCGCACGAGGAGCGCCTTTCCAAGACGGCTCGTGTCGCTACAACGCCCACAGCTGCCTCGACTGCTCTGCGAGATAGAAGAATTGATTCCAGTTACGGCTGCACTTTCTATCCATGGGTTCAAACTCGCGATCAACAATCAGGACAGCTCGTTTGGATTCCGCCTACAGTGGCTATGATGGGTGTTTTTGGCTCTTCTCAGCGTAAGTCGGATGTCTGGTTTGCGCCGGCAGGCTTTAATCGCGGCGGTTTGTCCGATGGCGCTGCTGGTATTCCGATTACGAACATTACGGAGAGATTGACCTCTAAGGATAGAGACACACTCTATGATAATAGAATTAATCCAATTGCCTCTTTCCCGTCGAGTGGAATTGTGGTGTTTGGACAGAAAACCCTGCAAGAGCGTCAAAGCGCTCTAGACAGAATCAACGTCCGCAGATTGGTTATTTATATGAAGAAACAAATCTCCATTCTTTCTACTCAAGTCCTTTTTGAGCAGAATGTCCAGGCTACCTGGAATCGCTTTAAGGGTCTTATCGAGCCATTCTTAGCAAATGTTAAAGTTCAGTTCGGTATTACCGATTATCGCTTAATCTTAGATGACAGCACAACTACTCCTGATCTTATTGACCAGAATATTATGTACGCCAAGATTATGATTAAGCCTGCGAGAGCAATTGAATTTATTGCAATTGATTTCGTAATCGCATCTACGGGTGCATCTTTTGATGATTAAAAAATCATCGTTTACTATTTAAAATTATATAGGGAGTAACAAAATATGCCATTCTGGTCAGAAGCACACGAATCAACCACAAAAGATCCGAAAAGAAAATTTAGGTTTCAAGTAAGTTTTAGTAACATTGTCGATCCTAACGGCAACGGGCCCATTCTTTGGTACGCGAAGACGGTCTCGAAGCCATCCTTTCAAATTGCAACAACGGAGCACAAATACTTAAATCATACATTTTATTATCCGGGCTCTGTTACATGGCAAGATGTAACTCTCGCCCTTGTTGATCCTGTTAACCCCGATGTTTCCATGACGCTTGCGAGGCTTTTAGAGCAGTCCGGTTATGTGCTGCCCGGCAACGCGGTCGACGCTGCATCTTTGTCAACCATATCCAAAGGAAATGCTGTGGGCGCCCTGGGTCAAGTGGCTGTTATACAGCTTGATGGCGATGGTGTACCGATCGAGACCTGGACACTGTGGAATGGTTTCATCACAGAAGTTAAATTTGGAGATCTAGAGTATGGCTCCGATGAGCTTCTCCAGCTTGATGTTACGCTTAAATATGATTGGGCCCGAATTGAGACTACCGCAGGCACATCGGCCCTTAATGGAGATACCGCACAAGCAGCATTTAACATTGCTAGCGGATCGTAGTATAATATAAAGATAACATAGAGGTGTATATTGTCTAGAAATAGTGATCGCATGGGCCAACATACGGTGCCGGCAGCGGATCCTTCTCCGCAAATGACACAACAAACAGAAGGAGCACCCGGCAGCTTTTCTTTTGTTGTGCCTACAGAGTTTGTAGAACTTCCATCCCAGGGAAGATTCTATAATGAAAATCATCCTTTGCATAATGTAGAAACAATCGAAATTAAGCAGATGACCGCTAAAGAAGAAGACTTGCTAACGTCGAGGGCTCTTCTTAAAAAAGGTGTCGCTCTCGACAGAGTAATTAAGAGCATCATTGTGGATAAAAGAATTAACCCGGATTCGTTGCTAGTTGGCGATCGAAATGCTATAATGGTTGCAGCCAGAATTTCCGGATATGGAAATGAGTATTCCACAAACATTAATTGTCCGAGTTGTACTTCTACGCAAGAATATTCATTTGATCTACTTGATTCTAACATTACTTACGGGAACACTAGTGAAGAGCTTAGTGTTAAAGATCTTGGCGGAGGAATGTTTAGCACAGTCTTGCCTCGTACTAAGTTTGAAGTTACTTTTAAGCTTTTATATGGGAATGACGAGAAAAAGCTTTTAGATCAGATTTCAAACGCAAGAAAAAGAAACAAAGAAGAAAATACAGTTACAAGCCAAATCAGACTTATTACTCATGCAATAAACGGAGATACCACTCCAGCTGCAATTAATTATTTTGTAGAAAATGTTCCCTCATTAGACGCTCAGCATTTAAGAGCGGCCTTTACCATGGTAACACCGGATATTGATTTAACTCAATATTTTTCATGCAACGAGTGCGGTTATGAGACCGATTTGGAGGTTCCGCTTACGTCGGACTTTTTTTGGCCTAAGCGCTGAATATATGCAACAGGTATATGAGCAGTTTTTCTTTTTAAAATATGCAGGAGGCTGGTCATTTAGTGAAGCATATAATCTTCCTGTTGGCCTGCGTGAGTGGTTTGTTAAGAGGCTTCTAAAACAGCTCCAGGACGAGAAAAAAGCAGTTGAAGAGGCTTCAAAAGGTAAGGGCAGATCGCAGGAATTGACTGCATTTAATCAGCCGCGCCGACCTGTCGGTCCGGACCGAACATAAAGCAAGGCTATCCCTTGCTTTTTTTGTTTAAAACTAATTATTTATAGTTTGAGGATTTATTGATGGCATCGCCCCCCACCAAAGAAGAATTAGAACGAGCCGAACAGCTTGTAAAATTAATTAAAGACCAAAATGCAGAATATAAACTTCGCGGCGTCTTAAATAAATCACATCTTGCAACGCTGCGCAAAGCTCAGGACGAAGTAGAAAAAATTAATGATGCGCGCAAACAAGAAAGCGCCGCCCTTTTAGAGCAGATAGCCGCCTCCGAAAAGTATTACGCATCCATTCAGAATATCTCCAAAAGCCTAGATAACGGACTTTTAAAAAATCAAGCTTTGGCGCAGATTGAAAAAGACAAAATTGCATATATCGAAGAACAGGTAAAATTAGGGCGCCTTGAGCAAGAAGAGGCTCAAAAAGCATTAACTACGGTTCGGAAACAGTTGGCTGCTCTCGATGCAAAGGGGCAAAGACTTAACAACATTAAGACGCAAATTGCAAAAACCAGTGTTGTAAACTCTAAATTTGTGCAAACCACATTGCAACTTGGAACTGCCTTTAAAGAAGGCGGCATTACAACTGGCTTTCAATACATAAGTTCGTTATTGATGGGTCCTGTTCTCGGCGCTATTAAAATGGTGGTGGGCGCCATGAAGCAGATGTTTTTCGAGCTTGATAAAACTTCATCTGAATTTATGACTGCTACGGGGATGAGCCGGGAATTTACTATGTCATTGGAAGGGAGCGCTCGACAACTGCAGCGCGATGCCACCACCACACTTCCGGAATATTATGCCGCTACCCAACAGATGATTACTGGTGTAACGGATTTTACAATGGCCTCTCGCGAGCAGCAAGACGCCATGGCTTCAACAGCCACGATGCTTGAAAGAGTTGGTGTAAGTTTACAAGATTTTGGTACTGGCGCGCAAAACTCCATGAAGATGTTCGGAATGAGCATGAATGAAGCGACTTCTTTCGCATCCGAGCTAACAGAGACGGCTCAGGCGCTCGGAGTAACCCCGCAACAGATGGCTAGCGATTACGCCAAAGTGGGCGGCTCGTTGGCCAAGTTAGGGAAGCAGGGCCCGAAAGCATTTAAAGAACTCGCTAGAGTATCAAAGCTGACCGGTATGGAGATCGACAAGCTAATTTCCTTGACAAGCAAGTTTGATACGTTTGAGGATGCCGCGTCAATGACGGGGCAATTAAATGCAGCATTGGGCGGAAACTTTGTTAATGCCATGGATATGATGATGACTACCGATCCGGTCGCCCGATTTGATATGTTGCGGGATGCTATTTCAAGCACAGGATTAACTTTTGATGATATGTCTTATTATCAGAGACAATTCTTTGCAAATGCGATGGGTCTTGAGAGCGTTGGCGATCTGGCATTGATGATGTCTGGAAATATGGATTTAATGTCGGGCGCAACTCAACAAAGCGCCGCCGATTATGAAGAAATGGCCCGAGAAGCAGCCGCAACAGCCGATCTTCAGAGAACCTTCAATTCTGTTCTCGCTGAAATGGCGCCAATGATGGGCGAGATTTTAATAAAGGTTAAAGATTTTATATTAGGACTGAAAGAAAACAAGGAGGTGTTAGAATCTGTTCGAAAGACATTTGAGCTGATGGGGTGGGTTATTAAAGCTGTGATTGATAATATTGATTGGTTAAAATATGTTTTCCTGGGTCTTGTTGTCGCTGGTCCTATCCTCAATGTGTTAAGTTTGGCTACCATGGCCTTGGCGGCGCGAACACAGACTGCCACGCTGGCTAGTATCCAATTCAATGTCAAAAAGATGGCTGAAAACAAGACTCTACAGAAAAATACTCTCCAACAGAACAAGAACTCGGGCGCGATGCAAAAGAGTGGCAAAGCTGGTGGCGCCGGCGCCGCTGGTTTGATGAAATTTGCAGTAGCTGTTGTTGCTCTCGGCGCCGGAATCGGCATTGCCGCGGCCGGCATCGGACTAATGGCGTTGGGCTTTAAAGAATTGTTTACTGTGGCATCCCCAGGCGATGTTGCCCTTATGGCTGGTGCTTTGACTCTTTTGGCGTTAGCTAGTCTTACGATGGTCGTCGGCGCCGTTGGCTGGGGTCTTTTTGCTGGCGCATTGCTTCTGACTGCCGGGGCTTTGGCTCTGATCAAGACAGCTGATTTAGAAGCATTAGCCACATTTGCTACGGCTTTGAGCACTATGGATAATAGCAATATGACTGAATTGGCAGATACCTTAGAAAGAGTTGCCAAAGCCATGGATGAAATTGGCACAGCTAAGGCAATTGCGCTAACCGCCACTTTTGAAGCAGCCACTTTCGCTGCGAAAGCTTTTACCGGCACCAACTTGGGGAATGAAAGCACAAAAAGAAATAAATCCGGAGGCGGGATTCTGGGTCGATTCAAGGGCGGATCTTCAGGTGATACGGATCTCGGCACTCTCACGATTAAATTTGATAATGATATGTTCGAAAAACAAGTAGTTAAACTTTTGAAGACCGAGGAAGGAAAAGCGTATATTCGCGCTATTAACGATGAGGAGTAAAAAATGCCAGACGACGATACAGACATAATAGAGAGATTCGCGCGATTTAATTCCAAAAGGCTAAGCCCAGCAGAAATAAAACAAAATAATTTTGTTGATCTCAGCGATGGATTAGCCAACGAGGGCCTCGTCATAACTTTTTCTCCCATACATTATTCGGGACCCGTATCTTTTAAGGCTTTTATTACTTCGTATACGGAAACTTTTTCTTCTGACTATGCTTCTGAACAAGTTTTTGGACGTATTGATCCTATTCACACTTTTAAACAAACAACCCGCAATGGTACGCTTTCCTTTGTGGTCCCTTCTGCAACGGCATCGGAAGCCTATCAATCTTTATACAAGGTTGACAGACTGAGAGCAATGTTATATCCATCTTATGTCCGCACCCGCAATGCGCTCACCATAAATCAAAACCCGCTCGTTAGAATTGGGGTGATGAACTTGTTAACCAATGGCAAAATAAGCAACAATTATGATAAATTATTCGGTAGTGGCACCCCCGATCTTACAGCCGTTGGCGCGCTTACGGTCATAAACAGCTTGAATATTAACTTTAACCTTGAAGGCGAAGCCGGCGTTTTTGAAGCATTTGGAAGCGCCTCAGATAGCGTTCAGAAAGGAGTATTGCCAAAATTAATTGAAATAGCGATTGATTTTAGTGTAATTCATGAAGAAAACATGGGACACGGACACAAGGACTGGCTCGGAAACCCGCAAAGCTTTCAAACTACGTATGGAATATCTACATCTGATTATACACAAGATATTGGCGACGCCGCCCTCACCGACCGCCTAAACGAGAGAGCCGAGCAAGCTCGCGCCGCCCTCCAGGACCAAATACGCGCCAAAGAGGCAGATAGAGCAGCTGCAGCTCAAGCAACAAAAGATGGGAGAATCGCACAGTTTGCATCGGCAATGCGAGGAAGACGCGAGATTTATAAATCGATGCGCATCAGAGGCAGCGATACGGTTATAGAATCTCTGCAGGCCGCCGCTAGTGCCGACAGAGATACTGCCATTTTGATTGATGAGCGCTCCGATACAGAAACAATAGAGGATGAATATTCCGAGTGGGGCCCCAATTGGGGCACATTTGGATCTGGTGAATAGCGGCGTACCAAACAATCGCGAGGAGAACAATAAACAATGCCTAGATACGGAAACGAACAGACTTTTAGAAACTCATTAGAGTTTTACGAATTCTTGAGAAAGAAAAGAAACGATGTGAAAGCTATTGAACAATATGACACCCCGGTGTTGAGAAATCCGACTATCGCAGATCGATCGCGCCTAAGCACCAATAATCATGTTTGGAAATATGGAGATCGGTACTATAAATTAGCAGATCAGTATTATAATGCCGTTGAATACTGGTGGGTAATCGCATGGTTTAATGGGCGCCCCACCGAGGCCGACATTTCGCCAGGAGATCTGATTCAGATTCCTTTGAATTTACAAGAAGCCTTGCGGGTGCTCGGGAGTAATTAAGTAGATGTCCCAGTACATTAAGCAGAAATGCCGCAAAGGCGAAGAGATTACCGTTGATGACTTGCGTACTGAGGCCTACACGACTCAGGATGGATCCTGGCAGGACATCCTTGCCGGCGATCTCCGCGAGGAATGGATGGAGCTTATCCAGGTACAAAAAAATGCACAAGATGTGGTGCCGGCCCTAAACGCGTATTGCAAAGAGATAAAAAGACTTCGCGAGGAAGGCGGCGAAAAACTGCTAGACTCTTATGTTGAGATGGTGCAAAGTATATCGACTTGCGTACAGCAATATTATAATGACGCTATTGCAATGCAAGAGTACTATGACGAGTTTTGGAGTGGCTATGGTACGCGCACGAATCTCGATTCTATGAGTACCGGCGCTAAATCTCAGTGGAAAACCGTTACAGGTCAGAAAACATCGAGCCACAGAGGGCCCGCAAGGGAAATATTTCTGGACTGGGCAGAGTCTTGGACGGCCACCAGGAGCGATCTTCCACATGTGGAGGGATGGTATTTTAAGCCGTATAAGGGAGAGGCGGAGAAGATTGTCCGCCTTAAAACTCAAATCAACACCATGCTGCTGATAATGCATTCTAATATTTGGGCAGCTACTGATAAGCGTAAAGGCTTTGATAAGTTGGCAGATCGCACTTTTGCCGGCGAAATTGGGGGCGCCGTTGACTCGGGCGCCATTACGGACGCTGTAAGCATGGCTGCGCGCATAAATTTGCGGAATCTGATGGGGGTTGATGCGTCCATCCCAGCTGATGAGGTTACGCATGGTTTCGCATCCCAAGCAGAGACGAAGGCCTGGGCCGAAGGCGCGTTCAAGACCGCCGGCAAGACATATGGCGACTTGCTGGAAGATTATGGCTTTATGGATGAAGGCACCACGGATGATGCCCTGGGCCCCTCGGTCAGTGTCCATATGAGCGAGTATAATTCAGCATGGATTCCTATACACCGCGCCCAAGTCCACCGGACAGAGAACTATCTTTGGAACAATATCAAGAAGAACGGGAAATTCGAGAAGGATCAGGTTTGGTATATGCGAAACCGCGGATATCCGAAGGTGGAGGTGGTTGCCCAGGCCCTCGACGGCAGCGGCCAGAAGATCTATATTCCGCGCCTTGGCGACAGCGATTGGAGATATACATTCCGACGTGATTCTGCGAAGATGGACTGGGCGCCCAGCTCTCTAGGTTTTTATAATTTCCACGCAGAAGGCACCGATGTCAAAGGTGGCCATCGAGAAATACAAACCACCACTAATTTCTATTCTTCTCTTGTAGGTCTCATAGAGGTATTGGAAAACGAGACCAGTGATCCCGAAACGATACAATACATGAAGGGGATGCGGATCTATGTGAACGACATGGAGGAACTAGCTAATCGACTATCTCCTAGCATAGAGTGCATTTTAACAGCTTGGGCAGAATTTCAAGTAGAACAGAGTGAGTTCGAAGACGCCGCCGAAGAAGCCAGAGAAGCCTTCGACGACGCCATGGACGACGAAATGGGCGGGTTTGATCCAAATGTGATAGTTGGAGATCCTACTGAAATGTTGGCCAAAGAGATGGAAGAACTAATCAGCTCCTCCATAGAAGATTTTGAAGCGGAATTATATCGCAGAGATCCGATGAAGCTTTTTTATAAAGAGCAATGTTTCCTGTTGACATACGTGGGATTAATTTCTGAGGATAAGAAATACAACGAAAGAATTCAAACACAAGTCGGTGAGACCTGGGGCTTCGGAGGAGTCTCGATCGACCCTTCTTCAACTAAAAGATTGCCATATACTACAGAGCTAGCATTTACCGCAGATACGTATAAAGGAAACGCTTCTTTATTAATGGAGGGGGATCCATATGCGTTTCTCAACAAGCTGGCAGTTAGTAAAAATTTAGGACCGCTGTTAAACATTAATAGTGAAATGTTGTCCACCCTGCAGCCTTATATTAGGCTCTTTAAAGTTGAATTTGATAAAGAGACGGGAGAAGAGAAAGATATCGAAATTTCCTTTGAGCCAGCATTCACTGATTTCGAGCAGGACTTGTTTGCGCGCAAAGAGGTAAGAAATTCGGGAACCGGACTTAAAAGCTTTCAATTTACATATGATGGCTCTAATCCGTTTGGCGCCAAGAAAAGCATTAAAGCAACGTTGCATTTGTTTTCAAATTCTTTTGATGAATTAATGATGGAAAGACGATCGCCTACGGACGGCATCTTATACAGATATGTGGATTTGGCGATTAAAACATTCAACAAGGGAGAGTCTAAACTGGACAATATTATAAGAGCGAATGAGGAATTGGCTAAATTAAATTTTCGTCTGAAAGCCCAGGTAGGCTATTCGGTACCAAAATCGGCAGCATCTTACACGACACGCACTGATATGCGAGATCTCCAATGGGCCCTCCGAGACTCGGTAGTTACATTAAACTTAATACCCACGGTTCATGATTTTGAATTTGATGAATTAGGTCGTGTGAATTTTAAAATAAATTATTTAGCATATGTAGAAGATACCTTCTCCCAGGCAAAGTTTAATGTATTTTCTGAACCAAATTTTGCTGTTACCAGGATAATGAGAGAACTTAGAATGAAGCACTATGCTAGCGAATGTGAGTCTGAGTCGGTAAACGAGATTAAGAAAAGCTATGCCATGATCGCAGCAGAAGAGCTAACGGATAGTCTTTCACACTTGCTATCAACAATGATGGACGAAAATAAGACTTATTATATGCCCTTGAGTACCGACCAAATTAAAAAATTTGTTGGTCTTGGTCCGTTTGCGACAGATCCAATATTCGCAGGGCATAGACCCAAGGTCTTAAGCGAGAAAGAATATACAGGCACACTGAAGAAGTCGATCGAAGATGGCTTGGATGTATACAAGAAAAAGATCGCCGCCGGTACCACTTTTGATAAAGAGGAAGAAAGAATAATTTCTGCCTCCTTGGCTGGTATGGATCCTGACAAAAATATTTTATCTTTTTTCTATGTTTCGGACCTAATAGATGTCATCCTTCAAAATGTTGGCGAGGAGTTAGCAGAAGTCCCCCTAATGTTGCAGCAGCAGATGCCAAAATTAATTGGCGATGGAGTAAGCCGCGAACAAATTAATGACAAAATAGACGAATATAAGAACTATTTAAAGGCTTTCAAAAAGACCAGATTTTTATTGGGTCCAGTTGAGTTTGCCGATCACAATGATACCGCTAAAAGCATGTTTGTAAATTTAGGAGATATCCCCATTTCAGTAAAGTATTTTTTCGAGTGGATTACGAGCACCATGCTGGATCGAGACGATACTTACTATGCATTAACTAAATTTTTGAATGATTTTTTCAACGATCTCGTGTCTAAATTCTTAAACAATGACCGCTGTTTTGAATATAGCGTTAAACAAAGGACGCGCCTTAATCAATGTACATTACTGGGCAGCGCCGGCATGTACAACGATAGAATTACTGAAACGTATCTTGCTAATACAAAGGTGCGGATGAATATTGATGATGCGGGCGTTCAAGAGAGGCTGCCTCTGATCAGAACCTTTGGAAATGTAGCCAATTCAGCAGTGAACACCATTGCAAGCGATGATGAGACTAATTATATGATTTACTTTGTAGGGCGCACTCTTCCAACTGAGAAGATGCGAGGAATTCGCCAAGATGATGAAAGAATGGGTATTTTTCATTATCAAATCGGAAGAGACGCAGGGATTGTAAAAGATATTAAGCTCACCAAGACACAAACACCGGGACTACAAGAAGTGCGTTTTGAACAAGAAGGGTACGATGGACTGGAACAGTTAAGAGTGGTATATGATGCAAAAATACAAACTTATGCCAATGTCAACACTTTTCCAGGAACTTATTGCTATATTGATCCGGCAGGATATGCGCCAGTTAGTCACCCGGGCAGACTTGATTTGACTAAATACGGCGTGGGTGGTTATTATATGATTGTTAGATCTGAGCATACGTTTGGGCCCGGCACCGCCGAATCAGAAATTGAAGCAAAGTGGGTCAATAAATTATACGATCCTGACGATGAAGTAAAGAGTGTATTGGTGAGGGATACGGGCGGCACTGAGGACAATAAGGGCCGCAAATGCAGCGCTTATAAGAATAGAGCAGCTAAAGCCGCCGGCCGGGAGAGTTAATTGTGAGTAAGTTTTTTGTCGAAGGGAATGGAGAGTCTAGTTTAGCTTTGCATTATAAGCGTCGCTACTATCGATCGACTATGATTGAGCTGGATCAAAACAATATAGTTAATTTTCATCTTGCGGAAAAGATGTTTTATGGACGAATGGACCTTCAAGAAAGAGCCATAGCGTTACGAACCGAGGGCGGCGCCAATCGCATTATAACGAACTTAAAGGATTCAAAAGATGTTAATGAACCCATGGGGGTGGTTAATTTTGTAGCTGCAAACTTTCAGCTGTTAAGCAACAATATACGCAAAGCCGCTAAAACTGGCTTAATCTATGCTAATGATCAGTATTTGTCCGACTTGAAAGTGTATAGAGCATATGAATCTCCTTATGATAAATATGAAACTTATCAAAGTATGTATATTGAGCAACTGGGCGAACTTCTGAGAGATGGAGATTTTGTTTATGCTAATTTGGAAGAATTTGTGCCTCTTATAATGGGAATTTTTGAAAATATTTTAAAGAGCACGCCCCTCACATTTCCGGCATTTGTAAAAAGTAAATTAAACGATATAATGTCAACAGGGCTAGCTATTGAAATAGCCGATTTAAAATATTCTAGCGATGAAGACAAAATAAAATTTATCTCTGGTCCCAATTGGGAATATTTTGTAAATGCATGCGACACTTATGGATTTATCGTTGATGCGAGTTGTCCATGGCGCATTGTAGCAGATATTAATTCAGATATCATGCGGACTGCCTCTCAAAAGCTAAATTTTGTATCGGGCGATGCGATTTTTTCATTTCTCTATGAGCAGGCTTCTACTCAAACATTGGGAGAGATGCATTCTTTGTTGGCAGCACTATATACGGCCGGCCGTCGCAAAACTTTTGTTGTGGAGGAATATTGTGACGGCAAAATTGTAAGGCGCCGCAAGCGAACGAGATCTGTCGATTATGGTAGCGTACTTCGGCATTATACTCCGGGAGATTTGCTAAAAATATATATGATTATAAGATCTTATGAGACAGGAATTGAGCTGCCCCCGAGCGACATGAAGCGCTTAATCGAACTCACTCTCGAAGGAAGCTTTTCTAATTCATCTAACAAAAAATATTTATCTATATTTGAATCAATTTTATCAAAAACATTTGACAAAGTGGGCTCATTCGGTTATTATCGTAGAGTGCTTGAACATCGGAAGCGAATAGCTTTTAATGAACAAGATGCCTTAGTAATTATTGAGGACTATGGAGGTGGTTATTGATATTCCAGGCACTTGATGATAAGTCAGAATGTATTGGAATTTACGCAGACGGCAAACTGTCGTTCGAAAAATTTCCCACAAACTTATCAAAGACATGGCGCTACAGCGCATCCATCACAGATCCCACGGTGGAGTATGCCTGGATACGCGCTGGAGGGCGCGCCATTACCGATTGCTGCCCGGAAGATTTGTGTAACGAACTTCAAGCCGTTCAAAGAAAAATGAAGGCATATCTCAAGTCTTTTAAGATTGCAAAAGTTAACATGGCCGATCATTGTGTGTTCGATCTTATACCTCATGATTTTCTTGTGCGCTTTTGCGAGATCAAAAATCAAATTACAGAACACGTATTTAAAACATACGAAAAGCCTGAAAATTATGAGCATCTAAACGCGGTATACAAATTATTGCACAAGATCCGATATCAGGAATTGAACCTCAATAGTGAAGATTGCAAGCATCTGTTTTATTCTTCTATGAATCGCCAAAAGATCCAAGAACTTATGAAGAACTACCGACGCATTGATTACAATATGTTTGGCACAATCACAGGGCGCCTCACGACATATCCAGAATCATTTCCGATTCTTACGTTAAAGAAAGACTTGCGCCGTATAATCAAGCCTCACAACGACTTGATGATGAGTCTTGATTATAACGGTGCAGAGATTCGCACATTGTTGGACTTGTGTGGTCAGGAACAGCCTGAGTATGATGTGCACGAATGGAATATCCAGAACGTTATTAACGACTTAGAGATGACGCGAGAAGAAGCAAAATTGTATTTTTTTGCATGGCTATATAATCCTGAGTCGAATGATATTGAGTCAGATTATTATGATCGTGAAAAAGTACTTGACAAGCATTATAAGGACGGCTATATTCACACACCATACGGGCGCAAAATCAAAGTGGAACAGAGAAAAGCATTGAACTATTTAATTCAAAGCACAACTGCCGATCGAGTGCTGGAAAAGGCTGTTTTGATTGACAAGATGCTAGAAGGTAAAAAATCGTTTATCTCACATGTTGTACATGACGAGATTGTAATTGATTATGCTGACGAAGATCGTAACATGGTGATTGGCATTCGTGAAATATTTGAAGATGGTTACGTAGCCAACGTGCGCGCCGGCAAAGATTACTATAATTTGAATGAGCTACAGCTATGATCTCAATAATTGGACTTGGCACAGCGGCCTCACGCATCGCTGAGAAATTTACCACTACAAAAAATTACAATGTTTACCAGCTCCACCATGGTGTTGAGCGCAAAACAAAATATAAATATAAACTAAAGGAGTACGAATCTCCAGAACAATATGAAAAAAACATTCCCGATTTAAGAAAGTTTTTTGCCGAAGTTAATGATAATATACAGTTTATTGTAGCCGGCTCCTCGTTTAGTTCAAATTATTGTTTGGGAATCTTGGAGCAGCTTAAAGATAAAAAGGTAGATCTTTTTTATATCCAACCCGATACTGAATTAATGACAGGAACTCCAAAGCTGCTTGATAAGATTGTATTTAGTGTTCTGCAGGAATACAGTCGTTCAGGATTGCTTAATTCTTTTACTCCAATATCTAATGTTATGATTGAAAAAACACTTGGAGATATCCCTATTAAAACATATTATGATAAAATTAATGATTCTATTTTTTCAACAATTCATTATATAAACTATTTCACTCACGCAGAGCCTGAAATTGGAATGCACTCTAAGCCATTAGATATTAATCGAATTAGGGCATATGGACTCTTGGATGTAAGAAATTTAGAAGAAAAATGGCTTTATGAGCTTGACATGGAACGAGATGTATGTTATTATTTATGTATCAATAAGGACAGATTAGAAAAAGAGGGAGGATTGCATAAAAGAATTGTCGACATGCTTAAGAAAAAACCTAGAAATGCATTTCGACGTATTTCATATGCAATATACGAAACAGAATATCAAGATTTTGGGCTTTGCGTTGCCCACACTAACGCAATCCAACAATACACTTGACAAGCTACGTTGAGTGTTATACAATAGAAATCAAGGAAGGCTTGATTTACTTTACCCAGCAATAAGGAGATATATAATGGGAATCAACATGGAACTGATGCGACAGAAGCTCGCATCCCTTCGCGGCGAAGGAAACAAAGATGCAAACTCACCCTGGTTCAAGCCAGATGAGGGCGATACAGATATTCGGATCGTGCCGACGAACGATGGCGATCCGCTAAAGGAAATGTTCTTCCACTATAACGTGGGC